ATATTAGAGACACGCTGACTAGCTGAAATCAAATCTTTCTCAGCTTGCGCCCTTGCAGTCTCATTCGACTTAACAAAATCTTGATAGGCCTTAATCCAGCTATCAAGCGTATCAGCACTAGCCGTGGCTTCCAGCTCAGCCTGGATAATTCCGGTTTTCTCATTTAAAGCATTGAGTTGCTCCTGAGTTAGTGCTTGGTCTGCTTTAGAGTCAATATCCTTCTGGATATCCTCTAGAGCTGGAGACCAGTCTGTTTTAATGGTACCTTGCTCTACTTTGACCTCCCAAACACTTTTCAGCTTTTCCGGGTCTTTGCGATAAGTATTGACCCGCAGATGGTAGGTGCCAGTCGGACGGCTCCAGACAAATTCTGTGCCAGTTGTGCCAGTTTTGGCATCTGACACAATTTGATACTGCGTAACAGCCTTATCCATCAGCCACAAGACCACATTATCTGACTCTTTTAAGCCATTGTGATGAGAATCAAAAATTCCATCAGTCTTCGCCGAAATTCTATATTTCTCATTTTGGACGAGGTGTATAGATGTCTCGTTGTGATATAGCACTTGGTTATCAAAATTAGCTGGCTTCCTGTCGGGCATAAAAGGCCCTTTTGAACCTCTCAATAAGTTTCGGCCACCTACTTGAACTTTAGCCCAACGATCAACCCATTTGTATTTAGTTTTATCCGGGCTATCAGGTTTCTCATAATCTGAATAATGACCAAAATAACGCTGTCCGTTATCTGTCATTGTCAAACCTGAGCCGTCGGCATTTTCAGAGTACGCAAAGTGAACATACGGTGTTCTTCCATCTGCTCCAGGTTTACCCGGTAATCCATCGGCACCATCCCGACCACGCCATCTCGTCCAGCGATAGTCAGCAGGGTTGACGCTGTCAGTTGAGTTGAAATCAAAGTACACCCCAATATATGCCTTGTCAGCGTTGGTTTGGCTGAACCCTCCACCAGCAGCGTTATCAGCATAAGCCATATGCGTGTACTGTGTACGACCGTCTGCCCCTTTTACTCCAGGAATGCCTTGGTCACCTTTTGGACCTTGCAAACCTTGAAGTCCTTGGAGTCCACGTTCCCCACGTTCTCCACGCTCACCTTTCTCCCCTCGGTCTCCTTTAGGACCTATTGCTCCCTGTGGTCCAGGATCTCCTTTAGCACCTTTTTGACCAGTATCCCCCATTTTTGCCACTGAAAAACCTGTCTCAGAGGTATTATCTGTGTAGCTCCATGTAGTTCTTGTCCAGAGGTATTGGCCAGCTGGTACGCTAGGGATTGTCGAACCCCAAACAGTATCATCAACTGATTCAAGGTGGATATACTCAACTTGAGTAGAGTTGTCTGGGTTGTAAGTATTTACTCGAATTTTTGCTCTACCAGTGATGCCAGTCCAGGTAAATTCTGTACCAGTTGTACCAGTATTAGAGTCTGAGATAATAAAATGTCTATTTCCTGTTTCTAGGCTTACCCCCCAAATGACAACATTGTTACCACCTCGATTATTATGATTGTTAGAAAATACACCATTGGAAGATTTAGCGTAGATACGGTACTTAGCACCACTGATTACATTAAATACCAGATTGGTATAGTACATATTATCTAGAACGCTCATATTAGGCCTAATTACTTGATTACTATTTACAAGTATCTGTCCTGATGGGGGGATATCTCCAGTAATTGAACTAGCATAAGAAATTGCAGTATCTCTAATCCCCACGCCATCCTTGCCTGCGACACCATCTCTACCAGTATTTCCGTCTCTACCAATCCTAGCTACTGAGTAGCCAGTTTCAGAGGTGTTGTCTGTATAGTTCCAGGTTGTTTTCGTCCAGAGATATTGCCCAGCAGGAATAATTGGGACAGAGTTTGTCCATCCAGAACTAGGTGCGCTAGCCCCTGATGTAGACGATGCGTAAGTAATGACAGTAGATTTTAAACCCACTCCATTCTTACCAGCGATCCCATCCCTACCTGGGTCTCCCTTGTCGCCCTTTTGGCCATTCTTACCATCGGATACATTTACTAGTGAGATTTCGTCAACTGCGACTTCTTCATTGTCTATGTAAGCTACAACCGTCAATTTGATTACGCCAGAAACATCTCTCCCCCTTGCTGTGTAGGTCTGGCCTGTTGTTACAATCCCATTTAAAGACCATCTCCAAGTGACTCCAGCCGTTATCAACTTACCGCCCTTGTAAAGTGTAGGAGTAATAACACTTTCTCCAGCTTGATTCTTAAAGATGATACCATTGCTAGTCGATAGCTTGATGATGTAAGGTTTGGACTGCTCAAATAAGCGCTCAAGAGCCTCTTGTATTCCGTCCGATAACTGATTTTCAAAGGCTTTAAAGTTTGAAAAGATTGTTTTGTTGCTTGCTGGATTTGAAAAGCTGATTTTTTGTTCAGTAACTCGCGCTTGAACTACCAGTAAAGGATTGAAACCAGCATCATGAATTTTGAGTGTATCGCCGATCTCAACATCGACAAAGCCATCTACCTCGTAAGTGATAGCTGGATAACAATGTTTTTTAAGTTCATTGTATGCTAAACGCCGTAATTCTTTAGGGTTGTCAGTATCGTAGCTAAAATCTTTTCTCGTCCATTGATCATCAGCTGTACCGTGTGAGAATGTTGAAGGATAGAGCTGCATTGAGATTGGAGCATAGAGCGACTCGTTGCGCTGGTAAAACTCACAAATACCGTCTTTGTTATACTTTTTCCAATCGTCAAGACCTCGGATAGTTACCACTTCCTCAACCTCTTCACCAGCTCCATTTTTTACACGTCTTTTGCCTGTTGGACGGATTGTATTGAAAATGCCAGTCTTATCAACTTTTCTAGTGATAGAATTGATATTTTTGCCATATTTTAACTGTATATCATTTCTGATACGCCCTACGCCCTGATGTGTTTCATCGTTTTCATGATAGACATTGATAGAGAATTTCTTAATTGTACTGTCGGCATTTAACTGTGTATCAAATTCAATCTCAGCATCAAAGCGTTTGGCTAGGCTTAATAGACGGGCTAGTTTGGTTTCTTTCCCCTCCCACTCAAAAGTGCGCTTGTAATCTGAAATTTCATTGATGCCGATGGACAAGTGAGTATAGTTTAACAAGTCCATTGCCTCGCAATACTCAGCAAAACTCATTGCCTTGGTAGCTTTATAAGGGTTAGCTATCTCATTGATAAGTTCAAGGTTGAGGTTTTCACAATAGCATTTTATCGTTTGCTCATCTTCTTCAACCTGCATAACGTTGAAAATAAAGCTCTTGCCATGATATTTAAACGATACCCACGCCCGTTCATTAAGATAAGAATAGGCTTTTTTGATTGGAGTGTCTGACTTGATAGCCTTTTTAAATACAGTGAATTCAAAAGTGGATGATCCTGTTTGTAAACTTCTAGTCCAGGTATCGTTATAAAAATTAAGTGTGCTTTGCTTGCTGTTATCAACAAAAGCAACTTTTTGCAAATTTGCATCATGAATCGTTAATAGCATTATAGCCACCTCTCTTCAAATTCAATCGTTACCGTCGGATGTTTTTTGATAAAGCTAGAGAAATACATCTCTAATTTTGAATTACCTGGAGGGATAGAGAGCCATTGAGAACCATCAACAACCTCCCCAGCTTTAGCGATGCCATCAATATAGACCGTATCATCTTCACTGTTGATTACAACATTTGAACCCATAGGATAACGATTGGGAATGTCACCCGTCATAGGTACAAAATCCTTACGGAACATCAACTCGTCTATATACATGTGTGATACCATAGGCTTGTCGTGATAAGCTCCTAGAGTGACATGAATTTTAGCTGATTTTTTGCCCTTAATTTCAGGGATAACAAAGTTGTAATTTGAGCCATTGTAATAAACCTGTACTGTGCTATCATTACGCTTAATATCAAATTGCCCTCTATCTTTACTAAACGGATTTGAGACATTGTCGGATGTACCTGTGAAATTTAGAAGTTTTAGAAAGTTATATTTACCTTTACCATCTGAACCAAAGATATTAAATTCGCATTCTTGTCCTTTAGAGCGCTTAAATGTCTCAACGCCATACAAGAATTGACCGCTTGTATCTGATACAGTTATTTTGATAAAGCCATATTGAGTTGCTGACTCTGCTTGAAAAACTTGCTTACAGAATAGATAGTCATTGAGTGAGCCTATTTCACCTGCTGTATCTACTGGAATATCCCATGATAATCCTGTTGCATAGTTCCCATAGCGACCTTGAATAGTTTGATCTCGTAGTCTGATGTGCTTCTTGTCCCACAATGTAGTCAATTCAGATGCCCCAGTCACTGTCTCACCGTTATCATTTGTGATAGCCCTATTTTTAACCGCTCGATTGAACGCATCTGAAAGCCTATCACCTCTAAAATCCAGCAAAACCTCGGATTTTTTAACAATGCCAGTGTCAGCTTCCTCACGATTTCCAACTTCAAAGGCTGAATTGTTATTGACAACTCCAATATATCCATTCTCAGCAGTATGCTTAACTCGGATAATTGGAAAAGCCTCAACGGTTCCGTTGTTTACTAGGTCAAAAACCATTTTATCGGCTGTGGTTTGTGCATTTGCATCGCTATTGAAATTCTTATAAGCTGAGCTATGGGCCACTCCATCTGGCACGATGAATTTCATTGAACCAGTTGACCGTCTCCCGCTTGCCTCTTGCATAGAGATATCATCAATTACCATGGCCAGATAATACTTGTCTGGCTCATCTGAAAAGGTCAACTCTTTAGGACCATCAACATTAAAAATACCCGCAAGCTTGTGCTTGAGGGTATTTCTGTCTTTGGACCAGATGGAGAAGTCCACCTTGATATATTTTGCATCAATCGTTTGTTGCTGGATATTCACGCCAATTCTTGGAGCATGGTCGATAGAGATAGAGCGATTATTACCGATATCTCGTTGGATGTCATGGATTTCAATAAAATCTCGTAACTCTGTTTTATTAAAACGCATAGTCACTTCGCTCATTCAAGCACTCCCTTCATTCTTAGTGTCATTCTTTCTCGCTCTTTCTGCTTCTTGGTTATAATATCCGTCACTATAGTGCTATCCATATAGTTATTCGTGTCCTTGTTAAGGATAGCAGTAAGCAATTTTTCTAAACTTGACCTCAGAATCCTCATCTCAGACACGACTTTATCAGTATCTTGCCCATTTTGAACACTTGTAGTTTGAATAGTGATGTTACGTTGAGCTTGTTCCATTTCACGAAGAAATTTTGCATCACTCGGGATCCCAATACCAGAAGCGTATTTCGGAACACCCATCTCATGCATCAAACGTCTAGTCTTATCAGCTCGCAAGACTTTAGAGCCTCTCGGAAGAGGAAGTAAGACGTCCCTGCCTTGAGGAATGAAACTCCGACCATTTGGTAGAGTGACCATTTCCTTGTAGTTGCTATTTCTTTGGTCGTTGACGATAGCAAGTCCACCAGGGTGATAGTTGGTCCCGTGTGCATGCTTGCTCGCAAAGATATTCGTAAAGAAATTACCAGTAACGCTATCAATCCAGCTCTTAATGCCTGAAAGAACACCAGAAGCATTGTCTCGAGCGTTGATAGTGACCGTTTTGTCCTGGATACCATTGACACCACTTTTGACCTCGCTGACAGTGTCATTAGTACCATTCTTGGCAAGGATATTTACTGGATCATATTGCTTGATAGCATTGATAGCACCGCTTGTCTCGTTTCGTACACCGCCCGTTTGGTCAGCAGCAAACAAATTGATAGGAGATTCTTGCTTAGGTGAATTAACACTCAAAATCGCAC